TGTTCCATCAATCTCAAAATACATTCCATTATCAGCACCAAAATATCCAATTCTTTGTCTTAGATTCTCTTTTGGTGTAGCAGGAACAAATGTATTTAAAACAAGCAAAGATTTGCCTGGTTGATATGAGAATACTTTTGTAGTCTCTCTAATTACTGAATCACCACTTTCAGTTCCAATTCCGATATTGATTAAACCTTGAGAAGTTACAATTCCAACCGTAGAACCAGTTCCTATAAGTGATTCTTCCCAAAGATTATTGTCTCTATACCTGTGAGATGAATCAAATAATGTGAGAGGTTGAGATATTCTCATTCTCCCAAAAGCATCTCCTCCTACAGCTCCAGTACCAGCAACGCCACAGTTACCAATGTTGCCGTATCTGTCGGCACACATAATAACTTCATGAAGTGTTCTTTCCTGGTTTAGATAATCTTGTTCATTTTTATTCCACTGAGCCATTCACTATTCACCCCATGCTAGTTTTTCTGGTTGATACCTTTGTGCGTTTTTGATTTTTACAGAACTTTTTAAGTCCGATACTGGATAGACATTATGAACTATTGCTCCCGGATATTCTCCTTGTAAAGCCTCTGCTAATTCATTTTTTGAAATGGTCTTACCTTCTATTTCCATTCTATATAGTTTTCCTTCCCAAACTATATCAGCAAAAAAAGATTCTCCAACTGGTTCTGAATGATCTTCATTTCCATTAATTATCAATGTTCCGTTAAAATCGCCAGAGATGTTTACTGACTCTGACATGAATTGCTTAAAACTTTTCATTAGTTGCAGTTCCAACGACGAAGGGCTTTGTTGATTCTTGAATCTGGATCTCTTGATGTTTTTGCAGAGGTCAGTTTTGATTTCATACCTTTCATACGACGACAGAATGACTTGCGGCGCTCTGCTCTTTTCCCAGTTGGTTTCTTTTCAGTTACCGCAGTTTGGAGTTTTGAACCTGGATTTTCACGACGATATGCTTTAACAGCAGCGGGACTTAAACCATCAGTTTTATCTTGACGATTTACTTTTTGCCAATCTTCTACTTGGAGAAATTGTTCTCCCGGTTTAATGTCGGAAACATAATAAGATTGAACTTTAGATCCTGGATATACTTTTTCTATTTGATCCTGCACTTCTTTTCTATTTGGTTTTGTTGTTTGTGGGAAGAACATCTTCATCATAAAATATCTTCCTCTCCAATTTAAAGTTACCAAAATTATGTTTCCAGTTTTTGATGGAATTCTTACTGCTTCGTTTACAGATTCGCCCATTGGTTTTACATAGTTTTTATTTGGACCTGGTTTCCCACCATCACCACCTCTTGGAGCAGATTTGCATGGAGACATTCCGTGGATGGGGCACTCAACCCCACTATCAGTATGATTGCACTCAACTGCTTCTTTTTTGACACAGTTTGGATATCTCTTACCAAACATAGTCTTCATACCTTTCTTTTCATAACCAGGCCAACACTTTTCGTCAAGTTCGTAGTTGGTTTCTTCAGATTTATTTCCCCAGTTTGCAGCACCCGCTTTACGGCATTTAACCAGTGCTCCCGACGCATATGCACTTGGCCAAACACTGTATCTCGATTTTACTTTATGATAGCAAGCATCCTTTTTTCCACTACCTTTCCCCTTCGCATCTTTTTCCTCACTCATTTCTCCACTATCAACATAGTCTGCTGCAGCGTCTAAGTAATCTGCCGCTTTAGTGATTTTTGATTGAACCCATGCTTCAATATTACCTTCACCTTTAGCCATTTTTTTCTTGAGTCTTCTTGCTGCATTCATAACTGTAGAAAGTTCAGAACGAGCCATTGAATACTCATGATCTCTTTCTTTTGCTTCGTTCATTTTTTTCTTAGGTTTATCTGTCGAAACATAAGTTGGTTTTGCAGCTCCAGTTTTTTGCTGTTGTCCCGGATCTGCTGCCTTTTTTCTTCTTGCCGCAGAAAGTCTTTCCGCAGGAGTCATACTTGCTCTTTTTGCTGAAGAAACGCACTTTGGAGTTCCCTCTCCAGGTTCATCACTTGCACAGGTTCCACCAGTGACTACATTAACCCAACCGGGTTTACCTTCTTTTGATCTTGATTTACCAAACCAGTCCCGAAGGCCTTCTTCATCGATTGTTGCCCCGTTTTCTTTACGAAGCATTCCTTCAGGATCTACCATAAATCCTGCTGGAATTGGTTTGCATTTCTTATCAGTATAACAATAATATTTTCCAGGATCACATTTGCCATTTCCTTTTTCTTCATAAGCCACACCTCTTCTTGTGTGCTTAAGTTCTCCCTTTTGTTTTGCAATTAATTTTTTAGATAATGCTCCAACATTGATGTCGATTGGATTTTCATCTGGAGTTTTCTTTTTTGGATTATCATAAACATCAACATCCCCATCAGCATCACGATCAACATACTGAACTGTTGAGTGATGAACTAATTGTTTTAGATCAAGATTGGGATCCAACTGATGCTGTATTCCCTTTAGGTGTGGTGTTTTGTGGGAGAACTTGGGATATTTCATTCAACTGGTTTTGATTTAGTTTCTTCACCTTTTGCTCTTTTTCTTCTTGCCGCGCAATGAGCGCGTTGAGAAAATCCTTTTGGATTCGAGCAATCAATACTCTTTTTATATTTATTAGACCACTCTTCTTGAAATTGTTTAAATGTCTTCATACTTCTATCGCAGTAAAAATTACCTTGAATGTGGTTGGACTAGTTGTTGAAGGATAACCAAGAAGCCTCAGTGCTCCACTATTAATATCAGAAGAAAAAGTCGCAATTCCAACTGGTTGATTTATAGTTCCATATTCTGTCATGTATGTAGTTGATCCGTCATGTATTACATTAATAGTAGTCATATTAAAGTTTGAACCTTCACTAACTTGAATCTGATAATTAACAGATCTATAAATTGATGCGCTTACAGATATGACCGTAGCTTGATTTGTTGAATTTGTTGTTAAAATTCCAGATTGTATATCTCCAGCAATTAATTCTAAATTAGTTGCAGAAACTGGAGAAAATGTAAATTCACTTGACGATGCATCGTAACGTAAAAATCTACCATCACCCAAATTTGAAGAATTTACGTCACTTAATCCAATTAAAGTATTGCTACCACCTAATGAGGTACTTGCAATACCAACCCACTTAGAATTTGCTTGATCGTAAATTAAAAGTTTTCCTTGACCTGTTGTTTGATCGAATTCGACATCATCTAGGTCTTTGATAAATCCAGCTCCACCACCACCAATTGTGGAAATTTGCTGCTGAATTCTATTAATGAATAACCGATAATGATTTGATAGATCATCTAGAGTTGCAAATTTCTGATCCATTGGTGTTAATGGATCAGGATCTTTTCCTATCGATTCTTTTTCAGTGGGAGGTTCATTTAAAAGACCTTCCTGTAAAGATTCCTGTATAGATTCTTGTTCTGATTTAATAGTTCTGACAAGACTTCTTAATTCTTTTATGTCAGATCTAATGTATCGAAGATCATCATCATAATATTTTACTTCGGGCAGATTTGAAATTTGCTCTCGCAAATCTTCAAAATATTTTAAAAGGAGTTTATCAGTCTCAACACTATCTGAGTTATACTTTTTTAGTTTCTCATCTAAACTTTGTTTTAATAAATTGTATTCGCTGGAAATTTGTTTCTTTAATTTTCTATCATCATCTTTAAATTCTTTATGATATTCCCATATTCTTAGAGATGTCTCTCTAAGTTCTTTCCATATTTTTTCCTTTTCTTCTTGTATTTTATTTTTTAAATCTTGAGATTTTGTTTCGGAATCAACTTTGTTTTCAAAAAACTTATTATCAAAATTTTCTGATAGTTCTTTTAAGTTAAAATCAACAACTTCCCTCAATGTGTTAATATTATCATGAACTTTGATAAAGTCATCATCAATAACACTAAACGTTTTTCCTATCCAAGAAAAATCAGGTACTTCATTGACTTCATTAACCCATTTTGGAAATGTTGGTATCTCCGATCTTACTCTAGCAATTTCTTCTTTGAGTGTTTTTAAATCCTCTTCATAATATTTTGGCTCTGGTAAGGAAGATATCTCATCTTTAATATTTTTTATTTTCTCCTCAATTTCTTCAACTTGAGTATCATAATATTTTATTTCAGGAAGATCTGAAATTGAACTTGAAATAAATTCTTTTACAGAATCTATTTGACTGCATATTTCCTCTATTTCTAAATCATAATACCTTACTTCTGGTACAGTAGGTATTTCATTTTTTATTTGAATAATTTGTTCTGAAAGACTCTCAAGTTCTTTATCATAATACTTTATTTCAGGAATTTCTGGAATATCTTTTCTTAAATCATTAATTAAACGAATTAACTCTGGAAATGGAGAAATTACGTCTTTAATCTCTACAAAACTATCTCCATTCAAATCCTCAATAGTTTGAGTTTCTTCTTTTAATTCTACTACTTCTTTTTCGATAAAGTCTTCAACAGAGGGTAATTCCTCTGCAACTTCCTCTGTTAAAAATTCATCGATTGATGGGAGATCTTTTTGAATTAGATCTTCAATCGAGGGTAAGTCCTCTTTTGACATTTTATTAGTAACCTTTGTACTTTAGGATTTCTCTCCTTCTTTCTATTTATTTCCTTCCGATTGTTGAGATTTTAGAAGTTTTGCTAATTCAGCAGTTGATCCAACAAACAGGGCATTTGTAACATTTGTTGGCCCCTTTGCTTGCTTTTCTTCTTCAACCTCCTTCAGTTTCTTCTGTAAATCCATTAATTTATCAGTTGCATCGGCAACATTTTTTATTAATTGTCCTGCAACTTCATAAGCACGAGGCATCTCACTTTCTTGGGCGAGTTCAAGAATTCCATTAATTGCTTCTTGTCCCTTTTCAATCAAACTATAGAGATTTCCCCTAGTGTATTCATAATCTTTTTTGATGTCTTCCATCGAAGAATTGATACTTTCAATTTTAGAAACAGTTTCGGTTTCTTTAGAAACTATTTCTCCATCTATATTGAAGGTATCATTTAGATCGTCAAATTTTTTAGTCATTTTCATGAAAGAGTACCATCAAATCCAAAATTATCTCCGAGTTCTATTAGATCATTATCTGTTGTCGTAACTTTCTTAATAGCTGCACCTTTAACATGATTTGATATTGTTGTACTGTCTGAACCCCTTTCAACGGTTAGTTTATTATTAGTCTTGGACTTGATATACATTTCCTCATTATCAATTACAAAATATGAATTGACTGGCAGAGATGATGCATCGTCCACTTCTATCAAAGTTTGCGATAGATCAATATCTTCAGATAAGTTTGTAGTTATAGTTCCAGTATAATTTTTTGTAGCTCTTGGAGTTACGCTGTAAGTAAGATCTCTGGTAGGAGTTTTTGTTTCGTCTCCAGAAACAAGACCAATGGAGACACGCTTGATGATATCGGAAGTTGCGGACTGAACTGGTCCAAATAGATATGTTTTTGCAGTAAATCTTAAAATATAGATTAAAGCCCTTCTTGTTGAAAAATCACCCTCATAATCATCACTCATAGAAATGTTATCGAGGACTACTGGAATGTCTCTTTTCTCCCCTATTGTTTCTACTAAATCTACGGTTATATTGTATGATGGTTGAAAATATGGCAAAATCTGTTCTACAATTTGAAGCATGTCATCATTCAGTTTTGTCATAATAGCAAGTTCAAACTGCATATTATAAGGAACTGGAAGATATGCTTTTTTCTCAGATGTTTTATCTGATGTTAATGATGCTAAGAAAATTTGATTTTGATTTGTTTTTCTACTCGAATCATAGGAAAGACCTATAAATTCAAATGACATTCTTGGAAGTGTCATTTGAACGGGTTTGTTTAGATCTGGTTGTTGATTTAAACGAGCAAGGAATTTTTGAGTTGGTCCATAAGCCAAAGGAACTTTTACGACACTGACAGTATTATCGGAACTGTCTGTATGTTTAATCGATATATTATTAAACAAAGAACCAAACGAAATAACAGTTCTTCTTAATATTTCGTGGTAAAAGTATTCAAACATATTATTTTAGTTGTTTAACTATTTAACAAGATTGATTTGGGCTATTTATCTTTATGGCATTCCAAATGGATTTCTAACACTAAAGTCGATAATTTGATCTGCCTCTAGTTCTATCTCATCATTTTGAGCGAACCCATCTTTAAGATCGTCTGTATTAACTGATCTGATTTTATATGTTGCTCCAGATTCGGATCCAGTAATAGTTTCGTCGGATAAGAAAGTGCCGGAAATTATAGAAATTTCTAAAGTGTTTGTTACAGAGTTCCAGGTCTTAACTCTTGCGGTTGTTCCACTAGTTCCACCAGTTACAAGTTCATTAAATATAAAGTTTCCACTTCCTCCAATATATGGAGAGGAAATTGTAATTGTTGGTGCAACAGTATAACCAAATCCAGAATTTGTAACATAAATTGCCGAAATAGTTCCACCAGCACTAACTGTTGCTATTCCTATAGCAGTTATTCCAGATCCTGGAGCTCCAGTAAATGAAACTGTTGGAGCACTAATGTATCCAGATCCAGCGTTCGTGATTGTAATAATTCCAACAACTCCATCACCAATTCCTGTAGTTGCCGCAGCACCAACACCGCCGCCGCCAGTAAAAGAAACTGAAGGTGCAATGGTATAACCAGATCCGGGATTTGTTATATAAACTGCTTGAACTTTTGAAGAGATTGTTCCGTTGCAATCAATAATATTATCAATCAATGTGGAAATTCCAACTGCAGTAGTTCCTCCAAATGGGGCCGATGAAAATGCTACAACTGGAGGAGATGTGTAACCTTCGCCTCTATCGGTGATGCTAACAAACCTAACTCCTCCATTAACAATTGATGTAATAGCCTCAGCAGTTACTCCAGTACCAACTAACGTAAGAGTTTGGGTATATCCCACACCTCCTTCATCATCACCTATCGTACTATCGTCAATTTCGCCAACACCAGTATCAATGAGTTCATCCTCATACCTGAAGAGTTCGCATCTCAGTTCATAAACATAATTTTTTTGTAGTTGATAAAAAGGTTTTTCATGTTCTACATATTTTATTTCGAATAATTTATCTCCAAGGGGAAAATAAACTAAATCCCCTTCTTTTGGCCTTGTTGCTAACTCTATATTTGGGAGATTTTGTATTAACGGAGTTATGTAATTTTCGTATCTTTCTTTTGATATAATCAAAGTCAGATCATCTAGTTCTTGTATACCAAATTTAGATAAAAGTGTTCCAACACCACCATATCCCTCATAATTTTCGACATATGCTTCAATTGGATAAGCATTGTCAAATTCAGATTGAATTACCTCAGAAATTATTGTTTTCTTTGTAATATATTTTCTTGGAATATAATAAATTTCAACTCCATACATACGAAGTTGTTCGTTTATGAGATCTTGAATTAAATTTTGTTCGCTTTTAGAACCTTGCTGAAAAAAGGGGTTAAGCATATTTTTATCCTATCATGTCGAGTGGTGGTAACTCGTATGTGTTGGACATTTTTTCCATTATTGCATCAATCTCTTTCTGAGCGTCATCGTAAATTTGTCTTCCATTGAGTTCAACACCACCTGGAAGTTTTACACCTTGGAACTTGATTAAATTTTGTCCCCATTGACGTTTAATCACGGAAG